TGCTAAAAAATGTCATACTAGGTACAAGAACTTCGTCACCTGGCCCTATACCACATGCAAGTAAACCTAACTGTTGAGCCGCAGTACCACTACCTACACCAACTGCATTTGATATTAATCTTTTGGCTAGTAACCCTTCAAGTTTTTCTACCCACGGTCCATTTATAAACTGACTATTTTCTATACAATCATTCATGTTTTTATCAATGGCAGATTTTACTGTGCTGTTCAACCGTTGTAGATTTGCATAAGGTACTTTCATTTCCATTTTTGTTCCAGTATCTCTTGCCAGTTGTTTTTCATATAGGTGTCTGCTAATACCAAACTTATTGTGTGATCAAATGCATCTAAAAAACTTACATCAAATGGTTTAGGCACAATGCCTTTGCCGCCTATATGTTTCTCAACTAGTTCTGCAACGTTACTATCTTCAATGTTACCAATAATGTATCTGTCAGTGCCAGGACGTTCAATAAATCCTGTTTCATGATACACATATAGATTGCCTAAACTATCTATCGCAGTTGCTATCTGCGGAAATCCATATCTATTCATTTTAGTATAAGGCACCATTGTCAATGGACCGCTTGGTTTTCCATAACGTATAGGATCTAATTGATAACCATAATCTATATGGATATGCTTTAGATGTTCGCTTGATTTGCATTTTTCTTCAACTTGTTGAAATATATCAATCAATTGTTCACGTTCTGAATCGCCAAGATACAATGCACTTTGGCTGAAGTCTTCTCTCAATGTTATGAATTGTATTTTTTTATCCTGTGTGCTATTGATATCTTCTATCATATCAAATACTTTTAAAACATTAGTAGAGTGCCCTGGGAGGATAATCCAGTTTATTCCAACCTTAGTATCGCCGTTTTGTTTTAAAAAGTTTCTTAGATTTTCTTTTACCATTGCAAAACTTTTTGGTATTCTTGTAATATTTGCATAGCTTTGGTCATCATGCCCGTACACACTAACACGCATAACTTCTAGGTTTAATAACCCTGGTTGTTTTTCTAAAAGTTTTTTTGTAAGTGCATAACCATTGGTGTACATCTGCATGTTGAATTCGTTATCTGTTCCGTACTGAATAATATCACCGATATATGGATTAGTCAATGGTTCTAGACCTCCGCTTATACGGAATCTATCTTGCCAGTTATCTCTGTCTCTTGGATCCTCATCCATTACACGTTTGAACACATCAAAACTTTTTTGTGCTATATTAGAATTATATTTTGCATTGTAGTTGCGACCGCAAAAGTGACAAAAGAATTGACAGTTTAATCCAGGATATAGTCCTACTCTATTTGGATAGATATACTTGTGTGTAATTGCATGTCCTAAATGCCCACTGTTAAGCAAAGGCACAATGGTATTATCCCAATACTTGTTTACCTGCGTATCTGCTTTTGTATGTTTATATCCTAGTCTCATTGTATATTATGTATTACTTTGTCAATTATATATTCAACTTCCAAGTCAGTTAGTTCAGGATATATTGGCAGACTAAGCACACGTCTTGATAAACTTGTACTACTTGCTAACAATGGTTTGACACCTCTAAACTCACCTATTTCATTTATTCCATGCTGGTAATGTACTTTAGTATCAATACCTTCTTCTTTTAATTTATTCTGTAAAGTATTACGATCATCAACATCTATCACAAACTTATGAAAGCAATGCTCTTTTACATTTGAACTGTCTATCAAGCAACGTACTGATGACTTTTGCTTAATACGTTCCATCCAGTAAAGGCCAATAGTTTTTCTGCGTTCTTGCCATTCATCGATGTACTTTGCTTTTATAGATAAGGTTGCACAGTCAATTTCACTCATTCGACTATTGGTACCTCCAGTACTGTCATATCTGCCATTGCTTCTATAATTACGTACAAACCCTTCCAGCAGTCTACTATCTGTAACCACTGCTCCGCCATTACCATAATTTGCAAAATTTTTTGTTGGATCAAAACTTATTGCACTTGGTGCTATTCTTTTTGAATCCCAACTAAGCCAATGTTGTGCGGCATCCTCTACTACTATCCAATCGTGTTCTTCAACAAGATTTTTAAATTTTTTTGCTTGATAATTCTTTAAACTATTTCCAAATAAACCTACAAGGCAAATGGCCATAGTATCATAATGATGTTTAGATACACTAGCAACATCTAACATACCATGGTTATCTGTGTCAGCGACAATTACTTCCCAACCAGCATTAACCCATGAATTTGCAGTTGCACGAAATGTTAAGTTAGGTATTATAACTTGAGGAGTGCGTAAATTAAGTTGTTTGTAATAATAATGTGCAATTGCTTCTAAAGCCTGTGTTCCAGATGCAACAGTTATTGCATGATCACAGTGATTACGTTTTGCTAACCACGATTCAAACTCTTGTGTGTAGTTGCCATCCATAAGTTGACCGCTACGTAATACAATATCAACAGTATCAAGGACTTCAGCCCTTAGTCGGTTGTACTGCTTTTGGAGACCAGTAAACGGAATTCTTAATCCACTCATAATAGTTTTCAAGTCCTTCTTCTATTTCAACTGTAGGATTAAATTTGAATGCTAACATCGCTCTGGTGCAATCCAATGTGCCTCTGCTAGGCATGTCTGCTTTTTTAGCTCTTATTTTTACTTTACCTTTGCCTACTAACTTTACAATAGCATTAGCAACATCTACTATTTTTTCTTTTTTGCCTCTGCTGATATTGTAGGTTCCGGTGACATCTTTTGTTATACTTGCAAGGGCAATGCCGGTGGCAGTATCTTTTGCATAGGTAAAATCGAGAGTCTCGTCCTTGCCATTTACATACAAGGTATCTCCAGCAATAGCACGTTTAAAAAATGTTCCAATTACTCTATCGCTTATATCAGTTGGTCCATACACAGCAGTTGGGCGTATAATAATGTATTCTTGTCCGGTAGTGCGAGAGTATTCTTTAACAAGCTCTTCGCCTGCAATTTTCCAAATACTATATTGCCCACTTGGATTAAGTGTATCATTCTCAGATGCATTTTCAAAGTCTCCGTATACCATACTAGAACTTATGTACACAACCTTCTTTGTTTTATGTCTGGCACAACAATCTAAAATATTTGCAGTCCCCATACACATGGTTCTACTTGCCTCTACTGGATTTGCTTTTACTGCGGCTTCTCTAGGAAAACTTGCTAAATGTATTACAACATCGGGTACAAACTTCTCAAAAACTTCGTCAATTTCAGGTGTACATATATCTTCTTTGAATATCTGCGTTTCCTTGTGTATCTGTTTCAGTCTTTGGTTTATTAAATGTTCTAGTTCTTCTGGAACTGTTGACCCGTACGTAGTAAGGGCATCAATTACTTGCACTTCGTGTTTTAAAGATTGTAGTGCTTTTACTACATGATGTCCAATTAGTCCTAAACCACCAGTAACTAATATTCTTTGTTTTTTTGGTTTAGCCATTTGCATATGCCTTTATGTTAGGAAATATTTTTGCTACTGCATCAGCACAGGCATGTGCAATATCCATGTGTTCTTGTTGTGTGCCATTTGCACTCCGAAGCTCAATATAGTGTATCCATGAACGTATTGTTCCGTTCATGTACAGTGTGGTTTTGGTTAAGCCTTCAGGTAATACCTTACGTGCTTGTTCTTTGGCAATGCCTTTTTTAATAGCCCAGTCATATTCTTTTTTGGCTAACACTGCAATACGGCGTTGTGCCCAGTCCCATTCCTGTTGAAGTTTTCCATCATCCGTTTTGATACTGTTTTGCCTATTCTTTTCATCCTGTAGACGTGCTTCTGAATATTCAAACATGTCCCCTTGCTCTTCAGGATTGGCATATCGTTGCGAAAACTCTTGGAAACTAAAACTTCTATGTCGCACTATTTGATGTGCAATATCACGAGTGGTTTGAATTTCTAAACAAGCACTTGCCATTTCAAAAGGGCTCCAGTGTTTGTGCTTTACCAAATAGTTAAGCAACCTTTCGTGAGTGGCAGTGTTTATTTGATGATTAGGATTGGAAACTTTTGCACAGTAAGCAATTAAATCTTGAACGCCCAACAGTGGTTCTTCATATGTTGTAAACTCACTTGGCTTGCTATATGATACTAATTTTACTTTCATAGTTTTTCTAGATATCCTTTTGTTAAGGGTTCGATTCTATTTGCTACTGCATTTACATCAACAACAAAGTCCAATTTGACTACTTCTTTATTGTGTATTGTACCCATGTTTTTACTTACAACTACTTCGATATCTTCAATATCTAATCCTTGTTTCCTTAAGGTACTGAGGTTAATTGTTCGTTGTTTTCCATCAGCTAATTTAAAAACAACTTTCTTTACACAATCAATAGGAATCATCTCTTGATCAATAGAGTCAATTAATTGTTTCCATTTATCAAGTTTACTAAATGCTATGTCCATTTATGCTTTTGCTTTGGCTGGTCTTCCACGTTTCTTTTTAGCAGGTACAGCTGGCACGCCCATCATGGCGTTTGCTTCATTTTGCATACGTTGTGCTTCGGCTATCATGCCTTGTGCTTCAGTGGCCATTTTGTCTGCCTGGGCTTTCATATTGTTTGCAATTGCATCATCAGACAATGCACCAGTTACTGGAGCTGCCATCGTTCCCTGGGGATTTGCATTTACGACACCTTTATGAGAAGTTTCTGTCAATGCACCCGGTAAAGGAACATTAGCACCAGGGCCACCTATATCCATATTTCTTTCATTTACACGTCTACCCATAGCATCTCTTTGAACCTGTTTTCCTGACATTCCAGCTTCACTATCTAGTTTCGCTAGCCTATCTACTGCTTCTTGCCCGGTTTTCATTTCGTTTAAAATTTTATTCATTTCGTCTAAACGTACATGGCTTTGTGGCGTTGGTGTTAATATAATTTGTTCGCATTGTATTTTTTTAAGCATACTTTCATTATGTAATCTATTAAGTATTACTGAACCATCGCTAAAATATTTACTACCTAATGCATCGCCTAAATTTTCTGCTGCCTGGCCTTCTGTGCTTTCAATCGCTTTCATTAAGTCGTCATGCATCTGTTGTTGTAGCAGATCTGGATAAATTGCTATGCACATATGTGGCTCGTTTGGAACTTCGTTGAATACAACAACGACCTTACGTTCGCCACTTCTTCCTACATGTTTAATCATTTTTTGTTTCTCCTTCAGCTTCGGACGTCTCTTCAGCTTCTGTTACTTTGGGTTGGTTGGCTAAGAGCCATTTGACTATTCTATCATAGGTTAAACCTACCACATGTAGCTCTTTTGCCGCAAATGCACCTTTTGAGGATGCAATTTCAATTATTGTTTTGCAAGTTTGAATATCACCAATGCGAAGTTGAATCTCTTCTTCTTTTGGTGCTTCTACAGCCGGCTCTTCTGGCTTGGGCATTTGTATTTCTTTGTTATCTGTCATACTTTTAATTATCCTAATGTTAGTTAACTACGTAGTTTATTTACTGTTTTATTGCAGTTTAGGTAAAATTAGTAGTCTGGTCTCTCCATAAAACACGCAGTTTCTGGATCGTTATACTCTAATTCGTATCTGCAGGTTATGTACCATTCACGTGAATTAGCCCAGTCTGGAGCATCAGTGCCATCATATATAGCAACTTCATCTAGTGCAGTAACATCTGCACCTGTTAATAATCCATACTCTGGTTGCTTATGACTCATCTTCGTATAATGCCCATGTACCAAAGGGCGGATTAGGATTCTTATCGCCGTGGATAATAAACACTGTGTCACAGTAGTTGGCGTCACCCCAACTATCCCATGGATAACCATCTGTGAACATTACTAGTCTTTTAGGGTCAATTGCTTCTTCCTTAAGATAATTAAACACACAATCAAAGTCAGTACCGCCACCACCTTTGATTTCATATTCGTCAATTTCGTCTATGTTATCATCTGTAAACACCTGCACATTGTACACCTGTGTATCAAAACAACATAGTGTGACACGGAATTGTCCATACTCTTCCATTATGCCTTTGACTTCACTCATAAAGTCTCTGCCTTGTACTTCGCCAATCGATCCACTCATATCCAATGCACAAAAGATATCAATATATTCATCATTGTCCATACCAGGAAGTATAGCATCCATGTGCCAACCCTTACGGTGCATACGTTTAAATGTATAGTCCGACTTAATACATGACTGCATCTGCATACGTAGTAGATCTCTCCAGTTCATTTTAGGCTCAGTTAGTTGTGCAACAATACGTCTAACACCAACAGGCACATTACCTGGATCACTGGCCTGGGCCGCACTAAGCATAGCTTCTTTTATTTCTTCTTTGATCTTTTCACGTTCTTCTTTACTATATTTTGTAGGACCACTCTTGCCATCTTCGCCTTCGCCCTCACCTTCTTTACCATCCAAGTGCTGGTCGATCATCTGCTTTACAAGTTGATCCATGTCGATCTTATCAGCATTTTCGTACAGGTCATCATAGACTTCTTCACTGGCCCAATCCTCATACTTGACGTCATACAAACAAGGAACAGTGGTAATAAACTCACCAACTCTGTGTTTTTTAAGATCAGCATTAACACAATAGTCAGCGGCTATGTTATGCAACTGTGGATCTCTGTCACCACGTCTACCCATATGATCATATACACAGTGTAGCACTTCATGTCCAAAAAGAAATTCAACTTCTTTAGGACGTAGCATTTTAATAAACTTTGAATTGTAGTAAAAGTTTCTACCATCAGTTGCGGCAGTCGCACACCATTCATCAGCATTAACAAGTTTCAAACGTGTTGCTAAGTTACCAAAGAAACTAGCACGTAACAACATACCAACACGTGCAGTAATTAATATTTCACGTACTTCTCTATCTCTTGCAGGATCCATTGGACCTAGTATGTCCTTAAACTTTTCTGCAATATCCTTGTTTACTGTATCTGCCATCTAGTACTCCTAATTTCTAACTGTATATACATTATAACACATATATTGATTGTGTCAACCTATTTTGCCATTAAGGGGCAAAATTGTTATTTGTATATTCCAGTTATCTGGATCATTCATTTCGAGACTTTCTTCACCGCCTGCATCTGCCAGTTCTTTGTTTTCGTATACACCAACTAACTGTCTATATTCTGAATGTTTATTTTGTTTTTCAACAACGTAGATACTCATTGTCATAGTATTGCTATCCTTTTCTGAATATTGTCTACTAGACTGCTTAGACCGTTTCTACGTTGTGCAGTAAGCAATTGTCGTATACCTAGAGTCTCTATTTGCTCTTTGGTAATTTGTTTGGCATGTGCGAGTGTTATATCGCTAAAACAATCGCATATTATACTAGTAATACCTTTGGTTATCATTGCGTCACTATCATAGTATACTTTCACTGTATTTTCTACGAGTCCAACATCAATCCATATTTGACTCATACAACCTCTTACTAATCTATCTTCAGTTCTAAGATCTTTTGGCAATGATGTTGTGTTTTTCGCAAGATCAATAATATACATGAGTCTATCATTTTCATCCAAAAAGTCAAACTCATCTCGCCATTTTTGTATTTTTGCAAGTGTCATCGCAGTCTTACTTTCCAACTGCCTGCATTATATGGTTCAGTTTGCCATGATCGTGCATGTACACAGGCTTCACACCAACGAGGAAATTCTTTTTGAATTGCTCCATGCCCTGTAATTACTCTAATATGTTTTTCTTTATCTAAACTTCGTTCGTATGCAAAAGCTATAAATGTTCTCCAGGCGTCATGTATTTTGTATCCGTGTAGGTCAACAGTTTTCATTTGTCTTCTACCCATTTTAATTTAAAAAGTGTTAGCATCTTTTCATCTTTTACATACAGTCTTAGATTTTCGCTACCATTTGTCCACGTCCAGTCTGTGTTAACAAAATCAGGTGTGTCTGAGTCAGGCACATTAAACTGCTGACGTTTCTTTAACATACTTCTTATGTGCATGAAGTCACGTACTTCAGCACTGTAGCCGTATGTGGTTATCATCCACATCATTGCTCGATGAAAATCCAATGGGCCAAACTGATTGCGAGCAAAGTCTATACAATAATCAAAGTAATTATTGTGAGCATATCTTCCATCTAATTTCTTTACTGTATATTTCATCAAAATTGCCTATGTGTGCTTTTTGGCTTCCATTGTTTACCTTGTCCAGTCATTACTATTTTATCCCAGTGTTCAGCGAACTGTACAGCTTCTTTGCTTACCCTTATACTGAGCTTTTGTAAATACTCTAAATTTTCAAGTGGTGTTAGATGCAGGTCAGCACGTTTAAGTCCTTTTACCTTATCCCTTGCATTATTAAAATTAAATTGCTTATCTATTTCTTTTAATATAAACGATTTTACTCCTTGCATTTCGTCATTATAGAAATCATCAAATGATGGCCAATTTTCAGTGGCATTATCAGTATAATTTTTATATAATATATCATAAGCATCGTGTGTATTTCTTTGTGCAATGACATGTTCTCGACTCGACCAATCACAATTCCAAATAGTTTCAAATACACTAGGCTTAATTTTACTAAGTGTTTGGCTATATAATTTAAATATCTCTTGTGATACTCCTGGGTTTACTTTTTGCACTAATTTTGAAAACCAATCAGTGCTAACATCCAATGGTAATGTACTAAAAAATTGTGTTTGACAACCAATGTTGTTTAATAAATTTTCACTGCTTTGAATATAATTTACTGTATCTAGTAAATAGCCGGTGGTATCTGTAAACCGTTTTATAAAATCTTCATCATAACCACTGTTATATACCGGCCCTGGAGTATACCATTCTTTATTGATAAATCGGTCTTCTCGTGCGGCAGACGACCACATCATCATTACAGTATCTTCCGCCGTAATACAATTACGTTGATGACATTCATTTAAACTAAAGGCAATAAACTTATTGCCGGCACCAATCCTTGCCCAATTTTCAAAATAATCATAGTCTTGTGCTATAATATCAGACCACATCGGCCAATGATATTTTGTAAAACTGCAACCAAATGTAAATAATCTTTTCATGTTAGTATTTAAGTCCAAACATCACTGCATCTGATTCTTCTTTAAAGTAAAAAATTACATGCCATTCATTTACTGGAACACCGCGCCATTCTGGATCTTCCATCATTGATTTTTGCCATCCTGCATCCAATTGCCAACACCATCTTTCTGCAGGTCGGCCAAAGTCTCGATGTACGTGTTTTAAGAGAGCAGTCCACTCATTTGGATCATAAGGCGTGTAATGACGATGCACCTGAGTATAATTTTTCAGGTGTTCGTTCATTATCTTATCGATGTCTTCTATTGCGCCTGTGATTTGGTTGAGGGCCTGCATAGCCCTATGCTTTTCGATTTACAGTTAGAAAACGGCCCTCAACCAATGCCTTACCCTTGACTTGCAAGGATATATTTTCCATAACGTTGATGAAACTCATCAAAGTTTTTAAGTTTAGTAGGTTGAAACGGAATAGCATATGTGGTAAGTGCTATCCTTGCACCCATAACAACCAATTCAGTCTCAAAATTATCCATCATAAACCTAAAGAAGTTATCACTCATCTTGTGAAACTCAGCATCTTTAACTTTGCTTAATGCTTCTTTAAGTTCATAGCACATGCTAATTGTAAGTGAATACATTGCACTAACTTCTTGCACATCTAGTTTGCTTACCTTACCAGCAAGTACATCTGTTGGGTTAGGAAGTTTACCAGCAATTTTTCTATGTGCTTGAAACTTTACTGCTAAGCCTTCACCTACAGTGCCTGCAATAAGATCAGTTGCAGTTGTTTCTGGCATGTCTTCTTCTATAAGCTCACTTACAAAGCTCCATGATCTTGGAGTAGCAAAAGCTCTACTTGAACTTTTAGCATCAAAGTCATACAAGTCCTGCTTGGCAAAACTCAAGTAACCTACCACATCTGGATGGATAGCATTGTCTACTGCCCAATCTAACCATGCTTCATAATCTGCACGTATTTCAACATGTACAAATCTATTTGCAAGTGGAGTGGGCATACGGAATGTAACACCTTTATCTGACTCTCTATTACCTGCGGCAATAATAACCACATTGTCTGGTAACACATACTTGCCTAATCTTCTATTAAGCACCAACTGGTAAGCTGCCGCTTGTACACTAGCAGGAGCACTGTTCATCTCATCTAAGAACACAGTTATCATTGGATAGTCTTTAGCAAACTCTGGTGATGGAAGATCAATTGGCGGAGCCCAATCCATAACACCTAGTTCTTTATTAAAGTAAGGCATACCTCTAAGGTCTGTTGGATCCATTTGACCTAAACGTAGATCAAACATAAAACCACCAGCTTCATCAGTGATCTGCTGAACAATATCACTTTTGCCTACGCCTGGAGGTCCCCATAAAAATATTGGTCTTTTCTTTTTGAATGCTACTTTAATTGCACTTTTTGCACCAGTAGTAGTAACTGTTCTATATTCTACTTGACTTGAACTTGACATGGGCTATATCCTTCTGTTTGTTTTCTAACTGTAACTTTATAGTAACACACTTTTATAATATGTCAACCGCTAATTTTTCAACCATTCTAAGTTTTTGACTGAGATTATCGACAACTGCTCTATTAGGCTCTTGTCTTTGCATTTCATGCATAATGGAATGTGGAAGTGTTCTAAGCAAAAGATTAACTTTTATTCTTGGCTTATCTGACTTAAGAATTAGTTTTTTTAAACTATTTGTGCTAATTGGACTTGACATATACTATCTCCTATTTTCTAACTGTACATACAGTATAACACAAAATTACAACCTGTCAACCTTTTTCTATAAATAGGTGCAACAAAGCCACAGTCTGTGACTTCGGATTTAACGGACGCCTGGGGAAACCCTTTACTTAACAGAACGCCCACCGTACGGCATACCGCCTAGTTTTCAAAAAATAACATGTAATATTTGCCAAACTGTTTGACAGTTTGAACAATATCTTATAAAATAAGTCATGGAAAGCATGATGGACGATACACTCTTTGTATTACTAGGAACACTGCTAGGATTTATCAGTGGAATAATTCCTGGAGTTGGCAACACAATAATGATTCTTGGCAGTTATCCTTTGCTTAAAGATGCAAGCCTACTACAGATGCTTGTATATTATCTTGCTATTGTAAGCAGTTCACAGTTTTCAGGAAGTGTGGTAGCAACAGTATTTGGCGTGCCAGGAGAAAGTTCTAGTTTACCAGCAGTAATTGAAGGTAATAGAATGTTTCATCGTGGAGTGGGTAATTTTGCTATTTCAAATGCAGCCTTAGGCAGTGTGCTAGGTGCATTTGTTGCAGTGGTTGCTGTGTATAGTGTGTTGCCTTTTGCTATAGAACTTATAAAACGTTTTTATAACAACAATGTGCAGATGGTTATATTAATATTAGCAACAACAAGCATTTGTGTTTTAATGGGCAAAAGTGTTCGACAAAATATATGTGTGTTTGCTATAGGTATTTTATTAGGATTGGTTGGAACCAACTATGTGCCTAATTATGTGTTTCTGCCTCAAATTATACCTTATGAAACATTTCCGTTGCTACTAACTGACTTGCCACTGTTTCCAATTATTATATCATGCTATGTGTTTCCTGTGCTATTACAGACATATTCTATGTTTAGTGGGTTTGATACCAAACAAAAGTATATCGACAATAATCGGTTTGTCGAACATATTAAAGAGTTTGTCAGAAACATCTCAAGCAGTTTACGTGGCAGTGTGTTTGGGTGTTTTATAGGCTTAGTTCCGCATATTGGCTCGAGTGTTGCAAGTAATTTAAGTTATGCTATAGAAAGACGTTTTGGCTTGAAACATAAGCAGTATAATAAAAATGGTGATATAAAAACACTAGTCGCGGCTGAAACTGCAAACAATAGCACAGGCTTAGTTGGATTACTGCCTCTAATACTGATAGGTATTCCAATAAGTGCCAGCGAAGCTATGTTGTTAGGATATATCGATATAAACAACTATGATATAAACTATGAAACAACAGTAGAATCGGGCATGTTTGAAACCATAGTAATATGGTTTATAGTTATTAACACAGTAAGTTTTTTACTGGCATGGCCTTTAGTTAGATATGTAAACTTACTACAAAAGATTAATATCAAACACATGCTTTGGGGCACAGGAATTGCGTTATTAGCATTAACTTTTTACTTAGGTTACAAAAACTTTGAAGCAGTTTATCACATGACTGTGTTAGTTGCTTTATTGCCACTGGGCTACTGGCTTAGAAAAGCAGAGCCAATGATACTGATGGTTGCTTTTATATTACAAGACAAACTTTTTGCAAGTATGCACATGTTTTATACAATTCATTTTGGATAACAAGGAGAAAATTAAAATGAACAAACTATTAATAACAATGGCTCTTACTTTATTAGCATTTTTGCCATTAAGTGCAAATGCACAAAAGCCAATATTAGATGTAACTATTCCATCTAGTAACAAAGGTAACAGTTGGGCAGAAGGCAACATGCTCAGTGATGCACTTAAAAGAATGGGCTACGACAGTGAAGTAGTGCATACAAAAAAATGCATAATCAATAAAGCATATATTGAAAAACCAACAGGCCGTCCAGCAGTGTTTGTTAGGTCAGCAGGAAGGTATGTAAAAGACGAGTCAAGAAACTGTAAAATTGAAATAACAGACGACAACTTCTTAACAGTGTTTTATAAAAGACATCAAACCATGTGTGTAAGATCTGATGCATCATTTGAGAATATACAACAATTTCTCAATGGCAAAACACGTATAACAGTTGCAGTTACACACAGTTCAGTTGACGGAATATTTGATAATTTGTCTGATCAAACAGGAGTAAGATTTGTTCCTGTAAAAGTTAAAGGCAGTAAAAACATTATTAAGAGTTTAGTTGCCGGTGACACTGATCTAATGTATAGTGGTTTTACCAAACGTGAAATAGGCACTGACACTATTAATTGTTTTACAACCAGTGCAAACAAACCAATTGGCGGAAGAGTTCCAATGTACAAATTGTTTCCAACCTGGCAATTAAATGAAACTGGAAGAATCAAATACTTTCATGGTGTTAATATACCAGTAGACAGACTTGCTAAAATACGTGAGGATCTTGCTGATATTGTTAACGATATAAAAGTAAAGCCTTATCTTGCAAAAACTTTTATGACTCCGGGCAGAGAGATAGCAAACGGAAGGCAAGTGTTTGATCAACATGTTGCCACACTACAAGCAAAATAATGTGCGGATATTTCTATTCACATAATATCCCAATACCAATTGGGCCTTTACAAAGTATAAGGCGTAGAGGCCCAGAATTTTTTGATGTGTTCACAGTTGAAAATGAATATTATGGACACAGTCTTTTATCCACCAGAGGTGCAGCCACTGTTCAACCTATCCACACGTCAGACGGCGTCCTAGTATACAATGGTAGCACCTATAATGGCGCAGGCAATGATGCTCAGTGGATAGCAGATAATTTAGACAGTCGCTCTAGTGTTACTATTGAATTAATTAAAAGTTTAATTGGTGAATACAGTATTACCTATGTAACAGATAGTTGCATTATTTTTGCAGTTGATCAATGGAGTACAAAAAATCTTTATTTTTACTATGACCAACACAGTAAACAACTAATTTGTGCAAGTGCAATCGATTTTGTATTAGAACATGCACCCCATGCGATCCGTGCTGAAGCAAATAAAATTTATATGATAGATAAAAGGTCATTCTCTTTAGATATATTTGAGACTACCGAATGGGATTTGACACAGTCTGTTGACAATTACGATCGACTTTATGAAGCATTTGAACAAGCAGTCATAGACAGACATGAAGCAGGAATTACAACCTATATGCTTAGTGCTGGCATTGATGTTGGCACTATTGTTTGTTGTGCAAACAAGCATTTTAATAACGTACAGGTTGTTTCTAAAGTTGGCAAAGAAGATCCAGTTGTGCTAGGACAACGTCTTGATCGGCATAGGAAAAAATGGCATGATCCAAAGGATGATTCAGCTCACGAAAAATTTTGTATAGAAATGTTTCAGCAATATAGATTGGATTATCTACGCAGTAGCAGTGCAAGAGCTTTAACTGCAATTTTACAGAATCATCTATTGCCAAATAAGCAAAAGATTCTGATCAGTGGTATAGGTGGTGACGAATTATATGATGATTATCAGACTGATAAAAAGACACATGGAAGAATAGGCAAAGTCAATGGCAACTGGCCAAATGATCTAAGAACAGTATATCCATGGCATAACTACGAAGGAACCCGCATGTCTAAGCAGTTACACAGAAGCGATACAGTATGTGGACACCATGGCATAGAAGCAAGATATCCTCTTGCTGATCAACGTGTATTTCAGCAATGGTTAGCCACAAGTGTCAAATTAAAAAATAGTGGATATAAACATTGGATGGTGCAGTATTTAAAGGAGCATAATTATCCTTTTACAACAATAAAAACAGGTTTTACCAGCAAAAGAGGGCGTATTAGATAACATGTGTGGATATTTTTTTTCAAATAATATAAAAATTAAAGATAGTGCATTGTATAGTATTAAACGGCGCGGACCCGAATCTTACACAAATATTAATGTTAGTGGATCTAGTGTGTATGGTCATGCTCTCCTTAGCACAAGAGGAAACTCACCAACCCAACCTATTCAAAACAAACATGGCGTATTAGTATATAACGGAAGCACATATAATAGTACAGCCAACGATACACAATGGATAGCAGATAATCTTGACGAAAAACAGGAAACCACTGTTGACTTGATAAAATCTCTTATTGGTGAATACAGTTTAACATACGTGACTAATACACATATTGTTTTTGCAGTTGATCAATGGAGCACAAAGAATCTTTATTTTTACTATGATAAACTCTCAAAACAATTTTTAATAGCAAGTACTATAGATTTTGTCTTAAAACATTGTCCAAATGCAGTTAGAGTACAAGCAAATAGGATTTATACAATTGATAAAGAAACATTTGAATTTGATTTTATAGAAACCACACAATGGAATTTTGCTCAAACGGTTAATAATTACGATGAGTTGTTTGAAACATTTGAACAAGCAGTTTGGGATCGTCATGAGCCAAAAATAACCACATATCTGCTAAGTGCTGGGATTGACTCTGGAGCAATTGTTTGTTGTGCCAGAAAACGGTTTAATGAGGATATGTATACAGTGAGTAAGATAGGAATTGATGAGCCTCACATACTTGCAAAAAGAATGGAAATGCAAAAGACCCCATTGATTGATCGACTAGACGATTATGATTATATTCCTGCCACTGAAGAAATTTATCAAGCATATCACTTCAGAAATGTGCGAGACCATACTGCAAGAGCTCTTGTCTCAATACTACAAAATCATCTTATTCCAAACAAGCAAAAAATTTGCATTGGTGGAACCGGTGGTGATGATGTTTATGATGACTATCAACCTCATAAAAAAGAGTACGGTAGGGTAGGAAAAGTAAATGGTGAATGGCCCAGTGATCTAAAAACCATATATCCATGGCACAATTATGAAAATACTAGATTGCACAACCAATTACACAGAGGTGATATGATCTGCGGTTATTATGGTATAGAAGAACGGCATCCATTGTTGGACCAACGAGTGTTTCAAAAGTGGCTTAATACAACCGTAAATCTAAAGAATGCAGGACATAAGCATTGGTTATTGGAATATTTAAATCAACATGATTACCCAATATCAACATGGAAAACAGGCTTTGCTAATACAAAAAATTTATCAGGAAGTTTAGATCTGCATGAAAATGACTCTTGACACTCTTATAAACAAATCAACAATACGTGTCGAAGCAGAGAATCATACCTGTTACTGGACGGCTGATGGTTATAAATTTGACAATGCAAACCTAGCACTCTGGTACGAAACTGATAGACAAAGTTATGTTTCGTATGTTGATAGTCAGATTGACATAATACGCGGATACCTGCAAACGTCAATTGACATGGAATGTGATTATAATAAACAATTTTTACATTATCTTAGAACAAGTTATGAACAGCTTAACTTATATTTCAGTGGTGGGGCAGACAGTTTAACTATATTAGAAACTGCACATTTAAATAATATATCATTTGATAAAATAATTTGCCAGACCTGTGATGATATTAATCTTGAATGTAACAGAGAAATAAAACGTTGTGCAATACCAGTGCTTGAAAAATATAAATTAAACTATAACATTGTTTCAACAACTTGGCAAGATCATTTTGAGAAGTACAGTAGTGAATACAGTTTCTTTACTAATCCTATGCCAAACGTCTTGCCTTTCCGTGCTTGTCCAGATTCTGAAGTTAGTTATAAAGCACAAGATGCTTGTTACATTGTTGGAAAGGATAAACCGCAGTTGGTAAAGCACAATAAAAAATGGTATGTGGTGTTGATGGATACACAATCAAGTGTCACAAAAAAGAATCCATTTTTGAAATCCTTTTGGCTTGATGCTTTTAATATAAAGAGCTATGTGAAAGATGCTATATTATACAAAGAATATCTGCTTGAAAACGACCTTGTAAACAAAAATAAGCTACAGTTTTTTAAGCCTGACCAAAATCCAGTTGTAAACGGAATACTAAAAAGAAGCAAAGTTCATATGGCAGAAACACAACTATTAAAAAATATTAACAATTACACAAGCAGTAAAAATCTACAAAGGATCGTAGATGCAATTAGCAACCAACGTATGGATGTACTTGTAAATTATTTTAGTGCTATGAAAAAATTTAATAGTGTTCTACCAGACTATGCTTACAAAAATGCACCTGGAAGATTTGCTTGGTTTATTGATTTAGATTCCTTAGAAGTTTTTACACAACAAGAACTCATTCCCGACGGCTTTTAACGTTTCTTTTCTTTACCGCCACCTGACCAAACATCACGTGCATTTACTTTTATAAAACGTTTGTTGGTTTCGTTTGTATTAGGGTTTGCTATAGTAAGCACAACTTTTTTACCTTTGAAGAAAGCGGCCAATTGATTGGTTGCTCTTTGTGTGCTTTGCATATATTCTTTCCGTAGTGCTTTACTAGCATGTTGATATGACTTGCCCACCACGCCTGCTGACGTTTCACTGGTTCTTGTTTTCTTTTTACCCATTTGCTTCTCTCCATGCTTTTTCAAAACGTTCTTCATTACGAGGTAATCTTTCGCAGTTGCCCCAAAGTCGTTTGATATATTGGTTTTCCATGTGACGGATATCAGACTCAGTATATTCGTCTGGTATAAGCTGTCCTTTTACTCCAAACATTAGTTCGTTTGCAAATTTAGTTCCGTTTGGCATTATATTCCTCCCAGTACTTCATTCTATCGTTCCAACAGGTACGCTCTCTATCGTGACGTTTCAGTACTTCCATATAGTGTTCCTGTTTTGTTTTTTCATACCATTCAATACTAATCACAGTTGATCCTTAAAAACTATTAACACGCCTAACAATTGTAGCATAACAAAGAGAAAGGCAAATAACATTTGCCCCATTAGTTCTCTAAATTCTTCTCTGCTCATAATGATATTTAGCTGTCGAGTATCGGATCGGCCTCAACTTCTTGTGGCATATTAGTGCGATACTTGTTAATCATCAACTCTTTGTTGTCCTCAATTGGCATCACACCTTCTTCTATTTCTCTTAGTGCAGTCATGCCCCTTTTGTTAAAGTGTTCTGCTAGTGGAGGATTGTCTGCACTATAACTTCTAGCTCTGCCAGCGGCTGCAACTATTAATTCAAATTGACTTCCACCTATTTTCTTTATGCCTTCAGTGTTACTAATTCTTGCCATTGATATTGTACCTTTCAATTGTTTCTTTAGTCATTATCCCACTGCGGAAATTTTCCACAGCATCTTCAACATAATGCATACTGTGATCACTGTAGTCAATCACACCTATCATTGTGTTGTCCTCGTAAAACTCGACATAGTGTTTATCGCCGACTTTTTTATACTTTGTGTCTCTATCCATTCGACATTACCTTTATTAGTTGTAGTTCTTTGCCTGTAATTTCTCTCAATGATAAACCTTTGCCACCAGGATCCATGCTTTCATATTTGATTAGACAAGCACGTGCATTTATATCTTTCCAAATTTCCTTTTTTCCATCTGGCCAAGCAATCTCATATGTACGAGGTGTTTTATCCCAACTTTTAGGAGCACCTTCTTTCATATAAGTTATAGTCATTCTGTTTTGCCTATGTTCAATATGTATACTGCACCGGCTAATATGATTATTGCCCCAGCACTACTAATTAGCACCCACGGCTCACTTTCTTTACCTTGTAGTATAAGCAATCTACACATGGCAGTAATAGCAATTACAATTGGAAATGTTACAGGAATAACATGAGTACTGTAATAGGCTCCTACCATACCAATTATTTCTACATATATAAACAGTAAAAACAAGTCCGCAAGATCAATGTTTCTTGCTAAAAACATATCCCAAATATCCAAGCCTGCGGCCACCAATGTTAAACAACCAATCACTGCCAACATGCCTTTTTCACTAACCACTGTTGTCCAGTGTAGTTGCTTGGTAAATTCGTTGTTGATAATATCTTTAATTAATTTCATTTTATTTCCTCAACTTTTGTCCCACCTTTGCATACCCAACCAGGCGGTGCCCACAGTGTATGATTTAGATCATTTTCTTCTGTGCAGTCAGGACAAAAGCCAAAACCATTTTCTAGTATTTTTACTACATGTCCTTTATCACACTTGCCCACTACGCCGTGGAACTCAAGCAGATGTTTGGTTATCCCTATTGCCATCGTTCATTCCTAATGCATTCTGTGTCCAATACTCAACACACAACCAATATATCTCGTCTTCAGTAAACTGACTGTATAGTTTTTTTCTTTTTAATTTTTCAATTGATTTGCTATAAACGGAATATCCATGATAATTGTATTGTGGATCTTCCGCAACACTTTTAATAACTTCAACTGCTTTCAATTGTTTTGGATTGTAATCAGCGGCTTGAGTGTGATATCTTTTGGCCGTGAATTTACTCATTTCTTGCATGGTTTTCTCCATTACGTTTACAATACAGAGTACTGTAGATGTTTAAGGGCCCTCTCATGATCTACACGGAAAGTGCTGAGTTTCACTTTCGACCAGGCCCGCCCTGTATATTAAATAGTGACTATGGGCTCCCCACTCCTTTACAGTTAGGAAGGCGATATCTTGAGTACATAGCCTACACGCCGCCTTTTCCAAACTCTGCATTGTAATTCTTTTACTTGTCGCTTAATTTTCTTAATTCGTAACTTTCACCAAGCCAATAAACAAGCATACCAAAACACACAGTAACTCCAACACCCCATATGATATGTTGTGGTGAAAACCCAAAATTGTTTGCAACATGTACTATTGCTTTTAATGTTCCAAATACAATTGCAGTTCCAATTGCAATAAGGGCTAGTCTTGACACAATATATTTTACTTTTTCCATATTAAAGTCCTTTCATTTTCTAACTTTATACTTAATAGTAACACAACATGTTGTGTTTGTCAACCTTATTTGTAATATTTTATTGTGCGTCTAGTACCTGTGCTATCAGTGAATGTAATAGTGCTATGCGAGTAGACATTCTTCTGTGATTCTGTATACGAAGTTCGTGTACTACATCTTGTTTGATAACTGCCACCTGCGTTCTGCTCATTTTGCAAACCTAAGATTCCGCCAATTATTGCACCAGCAGTACCGCCATCTGGTAAGTTTTTAGTTACATTGTTTCCAATAATGCCACCAATTATTGCTCCTGATATCATACTATCAGGACCTGCAGTGTTCCTATTTGGCACATATACTTCTGAACATACCTGCTGGTTATGCGGCACTTGTTGCACAATACTTTTATAATGATCTTGTATGTGTGCATTTACACTATCTGCACGTGCTTGTGTATAAAACACTGCAATAAAAAGAACTGTAACAACAATTCCTATTAATATTTTATTCATGTTCCCCTCCAGGATCGTTTTTATCTAATTCAATTCTTTTTCCGTTATGATACAAATATCTAGTCCGACTTGGTGTATGATAACCGTTTGTGCCTTGTTCTAATCGCAAAAAGAACTCTGGGCGGTTTTTTGCAGTTTCAAAAGTAGCCACTGTTACTACAATTGCTGCCAATAGAAGTATGTGTGCAATCGTAGTGATACCAAAAATCCACATACTACCAAAATAACTACTAAACACAATACACCACATCCAAGCCAAGACTTGTAGTACCATATGCCTTGTGTTGGTATGGGGAATCTTTTTAAGTGGATTGACATCTGCATTCATTACGCCATTCCAACAATTTACTATCCATTCTCCCACTGGATAAACTCCTTTTTCAAATGTTACTTTAATGGGATAATTTGCGTCGACTATGTCTTTGAAATCAATTGCATCATATCTGTCGTTAAAATATTGTACAATTTTTGTTTCTCGCCAATAGCCAGTAACTCTATACACTTAATTATCCTCAAACTCTATATACAGTATATGGCTAAATCAGTGTTTTGTCAACCTTTATTTTATTACATAATGCCAAGGAACCAGATATAAATTGGTGAATGAAATTTGAAGACAACTGTGCCATTGCACCCAATATCTCCATAGAATTGATCTTGGATAGGTTTGCCTGTACCGTTGAAATCGTGATAGTATACTGTGTTTGATGTGAAGCTATCGTGTAATTCTATATCGTCGAGTATGAGGTTATTAATTTTAAGTCTGGCATCTGTGAGAATATTGTTGTTTTTATCGACTGTGGTATGGTTCTCTGTTTTATTTCTCATTGTGAACTTTAACTCATGGTCGCCATCATCGACTTCTATATTTAAAGTAATAGGTGTTTCTTTGTCTACATGAGGTATATCAATAATTGTGTTGTCGTCTAGTGCAACACTAAAACCAAGTTCAGCTGAATAGTCAGTGCTAGTAACATTGAATGCTAGTTCTACAGTTTCCATAAAATTACTTATTACTAAATATTTGCATGTTTAAAAAAATCAAACAATGGCGAGAAAAATGGACAGTTGATCATAGTGTCGATGTAACAGTAGATCTCATACTATTGTTAATTGATGTGATTGCTTCGCCTGTGTTAATATGTGTACGTCTCATACGTTATGTAATTGGCGATTACATAGTTAATAAAATTAAATCAGGAATAAAGATTGCAATACATTGGTGGGAGAAGCGTTCAAAGCCAGTGCGTAGATTGTTGCTGGTATTGTTTTTAATTATACTACCATTTGTATTAATAGTTGTGTATTTTTTTACTGAAATTGTTAATATGTATTTTGAATACAATTGGGATGATTGATATTACATATTAGTTACTAACCACAAATATATCGGTGACTGAAACACAAACTGGACAGTGCCATTACAACCCATATCACCCCAAAATGTATCTTCAATTGGGTCTTTTGTGCCATTGAAATCGTGTAGATATACACATGTTTTGTAAAATGTGTCCCCAAGTTCAACACTGTTGATAGTAAAATTGTTTATATTTAAATATGCATCTTTAATTATTTCATTATTGGCATTTAGTATTGTATGCTCAAAAGTCTTATTCTTCATTATAAACTGTAATGTATGTTCAACATCAGCTGATAAATTTATTGGAAAACTTACAGGAATTAGTGTATTAACGTGATTCACTTGAAACATTGTTCTATTATTATAACAAACTTCAAGGTCCAAATTACAAAGATAATCTGAACTTGATAAATCAAATGATATGTTAACTGTTTCCATAAAACTATTTACTCTGTAAAATTGAACAGTAGACTCTCTCGACCCTACCTACGACATGTTCCGTGCCGGGACATACTTCCGTCGAGTAGATTGATTGGGACGGTAAGTTCCCTTCATCATATAGGATACCAGCCTATACTAGCCATACCAAGGCGTGTTTAGTTTTGACTACATAGCAATGCTTGTGTTATAGGATGAAATCTAAAGTAAAAATTATTGCCTTTGTTTTTATCAACACAGAACGCAATACTATACCAACTTTTTGCATTATTCAACCAAAGTTCACTTCTGTGATTTTTTAGCACCCAATCAATTTTTATGTAAGGATTTTTTAATTTACTATGGTCCATTGTTATATTGTAGTTTACAGTCTCAATTGTTGATCTTAGGTTACTGTTAGTATAAAATGAATCAACAAGTTGAGAATCATTTGGTTTAAATTTTGATACTTTTGCTACTGGCAAGTTGATTCCATTACCAGGATAAAAATTATTTCTAAAGATTTCAACTGAGCTATGAACTGCATTTGTAAACCCTTCTGGTAATGCTACACCAGGTTCAAATTCTTTTTTGTACTCATAGTCAAATAAGGTTAGTCTTAAATCAATTTGTTCAGGATACCATGTTAAGTTTTTTGCACAGTTAAAGTTGTTTTCAATATGTTCTACAATTACTGCAAAATTTTCTGTGAAACAATCATTGGCAACTGTTTCTGTGGTAACAATGTCAATTGGCTCATGCTCCCAACATTGTGCATCAACACCTAGTATGTCAGCATTTATTATTGTAATAATATCCGACAGTCCTGCTTGTTCAATAAAATACTTGGCGGCTTTGTACTTTGCTTCATCGTATTCAAATGTATAAACTTTCTTTGCCCCTGCGTGTGCGGCCATAACACTTAGTAAGCCTGTGCCGGTACCAACATCTAAAACCACTTTACCTTTGCATCGATCTACACGCCAGAAATCATTACGTGCTTGATCATTTATCATTAACAAATCAAAGCCCATTGAGTGACCTACCCAGTTAATGTCTTTTAAATCCTTATAATGTTCTACTAGGTAATTATGTGTTCTCATTTTTTATCCTTTATCACTTTATTTTGTTCCTATGTTGGCAGAGGACCAAGGAGTCGAACCCTGGCTTAGTGGGTTGGAGCCACTCGTGCTACCATAACACTTGTCCTCTATTTTTGGTGCCGGCAGCAAGATTTGAACTCGCGACCTGATGATTACAAATCAACTGCTCTACCAACTGAGCTATGCCGGCGTGTTTGGTGAACTGTGGAGGATTCGAACCCCCGACCTTTTGGTTCGTAGCCAAATGCTCTATCCAGCTGAGCTAACAGTCCGTTATTCTTTATACGTTTATTGCAACGTAAACTAATAATGCAAAAATTCCAACGTTAATTAACATATTAATATAATGCGGATTTGGTGCCATTGTATTCTCCTAATAAAAATTATATTATAGCATCTTTTTAACATAAGTCAACCAAAATATACATTATATAAAACACCTATTACTATTGCACATATCACACAGTTTAACAAATGTAGGGCTATGTAATCACTAGGTTTCATCAGTTCTTTTCCGCCATTCGCCACTGCGTTTAAAAAACAATGCATTGAATAGACTATAATGTATGCTATTGAAGTAGCCATACTTTGGTGCTTGTTGCTTATACCACCATAACCAATCTTTTAAGACATCGGAGGGCATAATTCGTATCCTTGTAGTTGTTGTTTATATATTTCATGTCCGCCTAAGTAAAGATATTCATAGCCTTGTGCTTTGTAATATGCACAAAGATATTCTAGACTTTTAATACCTAACTGCTTCCACGGCTTGTGATATGTCCATGCAAACTGTGCCGCCGCAACATTAGTAGTATTGTATTTAAACAGCAATGTAAATCCCGCAAGTTCTTCTGATTCAAAGTAACAGTGTAGATCACTTTGTGGATATGTATATTCCTCTATAAACAGTGGCATCACACTGTGAAAACGTTTGTGTAAACAATAAGTTCTATATACTTCCTGTAGTTTTTCAAAATTAAAATTACGTACTAGCCTAGCATCAATGAACGGAATTTGTGGCTTATAGTAAGTATGCTTTAGTATAATTCTACTATACATTTTTTTGCAACGAGCCGTTACGTTTAAGATCATTTGTTACACAATGGATACCGGCATCCCAAAAGTATTTGTGTCTAAATGGGGAGATGTGTGCAGTGATATTATAACGTGTTAGTGCATCAACTGCCTGTTTGTTGTATTCAGCCAGTACTACGTTGGTAGGATTAATAATTAAAATATTAACTCCAAACACTGTTTCGCTAACTTCTCCTATCCACTCGTCCATATATGTATCGACAGTTTCAGTTATAAGAGGATTTTTATCAAATCCTGGTATGTACCATTTTCCTGCGTTTAGTTTCATACTTGCTTGAAACATTTTATGTGCGGCATAATGGCTTTCAGGCAGATGTACAACCTCCCAATTTGGAAAGTTTTGTTTGTAATCTTCGTTAGCAATGCTTATTATTAAGCCTGGTGCCACTGGACAATATACTGCATCTCCATGACCTTGTGCATCCACAATGTGATTTATTGTGTTTGGAAACAGTTTATCAACTTGTTCTTGTATTGCGGTCCAGTCGTCGTAGACTGTTTGTGTTGCAAAAAATAAATCTTCTCCAAGTCTACTTACAAAACAACCGCTTATGTAACTACAATCAGTAGGGATAACATTGCACCTTCGAAAGATGTCTTTATAAAATTCCAGTTTTCTAACATGTTTTAACTGGTCGTGAGCTTGGAATTGTGCCCAGCTTTTAGTTTTTTGTTTTTTAAAAGCATTATGAGCGTGATTTGCATTGGGCGTAACTGGTACCCATAGTTCATCATGTATTTGTATAAAATAATCTCTTGGAGTAACCGGTGGAGGTACCCATACACCATCAACTAAACAATCGTCAAATGTATCTGGGATAGTAGGTCGTACTACTTCGACATCAAAACTTTTTAGCAGTGCTATAAGTTTTTCAAAGTCCTCTTCAGTTTCTTTAGCAACCTGTTCAAATTTCTTACGTGTGTTCGCATCTTTAATCCAAGAATAAAATTCTGGCGGATATGCTTTGCCGACAACACAAAGTTCTAGCGGATCCCAATGTTGATAAACTGTCATCTAAATTCTACTGTGTCTGTGTGGTTAACTATACTAGCAGTATCTATGGCAGTTGGACACTGTGTACACATTTTATGAGGCTTACCAAAGTTTTTACTAAATGCATAAAGTTCGCTTATATCAGCGTCAACACTAAGTCCTGTATTTAGATATGATTTCCAAAGCTCGCTATTTGGACTGCCATGTTCTGCCCATACATCGTTTAGTAGTGCAGCCTGCGAACATTTATATAATTTGTCTTCTAACAGCATTGGACAGGTTGTTTGATGACAGTTGTCAAATGCTAGTACAGGATCACTATTCCATGGCTTCATAGTTTCATATGTGCCTTGGAAAGTACGTGTAAACCATTTTGGTTTGTTGACTTGAAATCGCATACCGTTTGCTAACTTATGCCGATTTATTCCGTATTCGGTGACTGGTTCCCAATTATAACTTCTTTGTACCCTGGCAATTGCATTTTGTATTTTATCACTTGGTAGATGCACTGTAATTTTTAATATGCAATTACCTATGTCATTGAGTAATTCAACAATACGCCAATGCTTTTCTAATAATAGGCCGTTTGTAACAAAACGTATTTGTGCATCTGGTAATAAGTCTCTTACTGCTACAATCCAATCATACATTTGAGGATTCATAAGTGGTTCTCCGCCCATAGCACCCCATGCTTGTATTTCCATGCGTTCGCTCCATGGACGTAGCCATTCCATACCTTGTTTCACTGTAACATAGCCTGTACGTCTCAGGTCACTGAATGTACTACACCCTACGCATTTTAAATTGCAAGGGTACACTAGCATACTTTCCACATATGGTAAGATTGGTTTCATTATCGTACTTATTAACGCCCAAGGACCCTATCAAAACTCTGTTGATCAGTCCATATAGTACTTGCTCTAGGATTGTCTTTACGTACTCGATTACATATTTTTAAAAAAGGATTGGTTTCTAAAAGTTTTATATTATTTTTAAACCGTTTTTGATTATGTCTTATAAATCTACTTACGTACTTAAAATCTTGTAATAAGCCCAGGTTCTTTTCAATTGCAAAGTAAGCTCTGTCCCAAGGGTCATCATATGCTTCATAACTATGGTCTACTATGTCATCAAAAATATCAAAACCCATTTCACGTAATGTATCAGCTAGGCGCCAGCCTCCAACCCAAATTGGAAGTGTGCCTGCATAAATTGACATAAGTGTTTTTTCAGTGTGCATGGTTTCTCGTTCTAAAAAACTTGGCTCGGTGATTAAACTTATACAACTTGGTTCAAAGATGTTTTTTTGTAGCAGATGTGTGTAGGTTTGTGCATTGTTTATATCACCCTGTTGTATGCCACGGTCTAGTTGTCTTTTTATACCAAATGTGTATGTAGTAGGCATTAAACTACTATATGGATTGCTCTTCCAAGGCAGTGTATATGTAAAATCTTTTAAGCAAAATTTTTCTATTAATACTAACAATAACTGTCTACTCAATCGAGGTTTATTAATCATGAAATTAAATGTGTGCGTCTTTTCTCTTAGGTTTGGCGTAATACCTTGATTGATATAATCTTGTGTTTCACGTGCAACATAACCTGGTAAACATATATGCGGATAAACATTTAATATATCATCATGGTGCATTTGGTCAAACACCAGCAGATGTGTTTGAGGATCAACAGAGCTATTCTCCAACAAAGTTTTTACATGCCATTGTTTTGTGTCTTCTTGAAAATGATGATCATTGATATAGATTACTTCTGATTTATCTAGTATTTCATTGTTGTATCTGTATGTTGGTCCAAACACTTCAATCATAGTGACCAATCCATTCCTGGAGTAGATATGTAAAGTTTTATGCCATCAAGTGTTATTGACCAGTCACGTGCAAACTGGTACAGCAATGTTTGATTGTGTGTTGCTGCCTGCTCAAATCGCTCGTAATCCCTACGTGTGTACTGTTTATCAATAAAAGTTTCTAATTGTTTTATTATAATATCCATTCTCTGCCAATGGTTTGTGATAGTATCATATTCATGGTTCACATAGTCTGCTAAGACATCAAAGCCGTGTGTTTTCAATAATTGTATACTCAACGGAGAACAATATAATAACCAAGGACGTGGCAATTGCAAGGCCCTGAATATTTTTTCACTGAACACAATATTCGTGTCTAATGTATATGTTTCTAAAACTAAACTTATATTACTATCAATTATACACTGTTCAAGTGTTCCATGCGAATTTACTGTATCGTAGATGTTATTTTCAAAATAACTTACTAATCCGCATTCTAATATCTTTTGTCTTTTTAATATATCAAATACTCTATCTCTTTCTGGACGTATACGTCCCATAAAGCAGTTATATCCATAGGTTGCAGGGCGATCGATATACTGTGGATCAAATCTCCACTGGCTCCAAAATTCTGGTAGTATACTATGAACTACGCCGTCGATTGGTACTGTACTGTGGTTATCAGTAACGGTTATATCAGTATAGTTTACAGTATCTACAATACGACAACTAAGTTTGGTATCACCTTTCACAAATTCGTATGGATAACCATAGTTTTCTTCGTTCTGTGTAACTACAGAATATCCACAGGATAGGATATGTTCTGTGAGTTCTTTTACAGTTTGTTTTTCTCTTTCAGCAGAGATCCAAATTCCATCGGTATGCGTTTTCATTGCTAATTAGTTATATGGAATATTGGCAGTACCCAAAAATTCAATGTACACATACAGTGTTGCCTCATGGTCCAGATACGGATCCTATAGTGGCCAGCGAACACAATGGCGAACATGTTTTGTTTTATGATCCTGGTGTACACAAAGCCAGAATATGTTACAATAGAACAATCCAGGAGCAATGTGATTGGTTAAACAATAGTGACATATGGCAAGATACTTTTAGGATTGCAACAGTAGTAAAATTAAATATGTATGTAGAAGACATTAAACGCCAAGGAGTAGTTAAGCCAATGTTGTTATACTATGATGGCAATGAAAAGTTTGGATTACACACTGGTGAGAATCGTATGAGAGCAAGTGAAATCATGCCTGAACTCGATCAATTTGAAAGTTTTATTACAACACATAGAAAGTATGCAGACCAGTTTGATCACTTGCCATACATTGAAAATTTTGAGCAATTTACAGAAATATGTCGCTCACCAATTGGTTGCGAGTATCAGTTTACATTAACTGATAAGGATGCACCTTACGGCATGTATTGGTATGAGTACAATAGCGAAAGAACTAGAGCAGTTACTCCGGGATACGATTGGTGTGAGAATGTCATGCGAGAATATCTACATCAGAATAATATTACTTTTACACCAGAATGGTTTAATAAGCCAGTAGATTGGAAACTATATGAAAGCAATTGAAGTAAATATTCCTTGGAAACACTGGATAGTAGACGACTTTGTTGACCGTGACACTTTAGCGGAAGTTAAATCAGTTGAACATATTGTTGAACAAGCAAAGCCGGGTAAACGTGTAGATAGTGTGCGTCTTTTTATCACTGACGAACATGAAAAGCAGTATCCTAATTTGCATCATTTGTATCGTAGTTTACATAATGGAGCATATAAAACTTTTTTTGAATACTATACTGGTATAGATTATACTAATATGTTTCCAAGAGTTGAAGTAATAAGCGACATAGGCGACTTTTGGCTGGAACCTCATTATGATCGTTCGGCAAAACGTTTAAGTGCATTGCTATATACTGATCATACACAGTTGTATCCGGGAACTGGATTAGGTGATGGAACTAGAGTAGAAAGTAAAGATAACAGATGTTTCTTTTTTGTAGCAGGAGATCACAGCTTACATGATTATCCAATGGTACATTTTCCAACAGTACGACGTTGCTTACAAATCAATTATTGGACTTATGAGTAATTAGATTGCACGTCTTTTAATTTTAAGACGTTGTATTTCTGCTGGAGTTGCACACATAAAACTTATACCAACGTTAGTTGGTTCAAGAATCTGAATGTCATTTATAATAGCAGGAGTATGCTTTATATATTGTTTACAAGCAGATTCGGTAGTAAAACCTTCTAACATTTGCTTGACTTCTAATCTTTCAGTATTCGCAAAAGATACAACTGCTATTATAAACCATTCAATCATTATTTCTCTAACTTATAACACACTCTTTTGCCTTTTACACTATCAATGGTAATTGCAGGCAAGCCGTCGGTTACAACTCTACACTCTTTTAGCTCTGACCACTTATAGCCTTTTGCTTTCTGAGCTTCAACTGTATCAAAAAATTCACTGTTTCCAACTGAAAACAGTAGTGCTAATATTATTAATGCCATAGTTTTTTCCTTTTTTCTAACTAATAATTACTTATTATAACAGGTAAAAAGCAGTTTGTCAACTTATTTGTTTTAATAATATATTCCCAAACTCTTGACTATGAAACCGTTGTTTATTAAGTCTTAGGCGTGTATGGAAACTATGATGGGCAGTCATTATTGCGTCAATATCTTGCATTAGCATATTCACATGCTCAACTATTTTATACACACGATCTTTAGGATTTAGAATCCTGTCCCATTGTTTCCATGGGATATAGTCAGAAAACATATCTATGCCCAAGTCCTCAAGCCATTGGCTTGCTCCCGGATTGCTTATTAATATAGGTATTTGGTAAGCCATTATGGCTTTGCAAGTTTTTTCAGTTAACACTATACCAGTATCAGCAACGACACTTGTTTCTGTTATTAAATTTATTGCACAGTTTTCATACGCAGGTATGTTTACACTACTAGCGCCTAGTTCATACATTACAATTATATCTTTGTTTATTTCTTCCTTAAGGAATATTGGTGTTATAATTGAACTTATTGTGTTAATTTCTGAGTCTGTGAAATAGTTTTTTATAAATGGTTTTTCCATCCGCTTATTCAATGGTAAAATAAAACTGTAATCAATATCGTTAAACCATGACTTATTATGTAGCAAATACAAAAGATAAATTCTATGCCATTCCATATTACGATTTAAACACATGAGCGGTCGAGTCTTTACTAAACTGGTATCGTAAACAGTATTTTGAAATTGATAGTATTTGTGTATATTTTTTTGACTCAGATGCCACAAATTTATGCCAACAAATTTAATATTTTTATTAGTGTTGTAATAGTATGTCCAATCATCTGTAATTATAATTGTTTTACAGATAGATGCTAGAGAGTTTAACATCTGCAATGAACTTGGACCATATCCTCCTTGTGTATCCTCAAGGTTACATGGATCACCGCATCTATCAATCACAACTAATTCTATCTTAAACTTAGAAATATATAGTTTAATTTTTTCAAGTAACATTAGCCAACTTTGATTAGAGTTACCGTCGAGCTCAATAAAAGTTAAATGCAAAAAATCTTCTGCATAATTTTCTTCTATTAACTGGCCATTAGCATTAACATTCAGTTCATTTAATGTATGAATCAACTTTCAATCCATTTTGCTAAAAGTTTACGTCCGTTGATTACTGTAGAATCTGATTTATTCATGTGCCATCGAACATTATCATCAAAACGTTTATGATGTTTTAACCATAATTCTTTGGTATAATCTGGGTTTTGTAATAGTAACTTGTTGTCCTGTATTGCTTTTTGTATACGAAGTACCGGGTCTGATTCAAGATCATATGAATGATTAACCACATCGTCAAATACGTCAAATTTATTATTCCTGAGCCATGCAACTGTACCTTTACCAGCAATCCAAATTGGAAAGTTACTTGCAAGTTGACTATTAAGCATTTTTTCGCATATCCAAGGTAAATTATAATCAAATACAGTGACAGTAATAAATTCTACAAAACTTTTTCTATACCATGGCAGTAGGTTTTGAGTATAATTTATCGCATTAGTAAAAACCTTTTCACCAGGACGGAAGTCATTGTATGGTGGGTAAGCATCAGATCCGGTTACTGCGATTCCATCACCGGTTTTTGCTCTTTCCCATCCATTTAACATGCAATTTTTAAACCCTTCATGTGATTCAAAATTCCAAGGTACAACGTCCATTATATTTGTTATTCTGCGTGTATCTAAAAACCACTTTAGCAATGGTGCAGTGATTTCACATACACTATCTAATCCAATGCCTAACATATAACTTAAAGCACCTAGTCTATGCGTTCTAGGTAATCGATTAAGACTTATACCTATCTTTTCACTATCAAACTCTTTAAGTTTACAACATGCAATATTTCTATAAGCACCCATTGAGTCTAGAGCATCATAACTGTACAAACTGAAACTATAATATATGAATTGTACATTGCTTGGCCAATCAGCTATTCCAGTCCATCCAGGTATATCAGTGAGGATGCAAAATTGTTTTTTAGAGTGTGCATTAAATATATCAATTAAAACATCTAAACCTGTTAAAGGGGGTTCGTCAGCATAATAGATTATTACTTTGTTGTTAGTAATCTGCTCGGCAATAGTATGTATTTCAGTATGATCAATACTGAACAAATCAATATCTGTATGGTTAAAATTTTTAAATTCCTCATCAACAAATATTTTTGTTTGGCCATTTCCAATTTTACCTAAGTAAATCAATTTACAACATGAACCAAGCAGGTGTTCCTGGTTTTATACCTTGTGCTTTTGCTATTTCTAGTTTACGTTGATGTTCAGTTGCTTGTTCTACTACACTAATTTGTTTGGGTTTATTCAAATTACTTGCATTACCTGTAATCATAAATTCATGCACTGGATCGTTAGGATCCAAGTAGCAACTATCATCATCTGTGCCTACATTAAAATTTGCACTGGTAAACTTTAATTCTCGTGTCATACTAATATTTATTACCAGTGTTCAGGCCAGGCGTAATGTCTGTTAAGTGTGTTGTAGATCTGTTGTGTTTTATACTGAATTTCACTGCCGTGATTCAACATTCTAAGTTTGTATAACCAATCAACCAATCCTGTAATTTCAGTTTTTGATCCGCTGTGTCCGACTCTTCCTACCTTGATAGGTCTGCCTCTTTTACTTGGAAAACCATAGTCCCATAACATTTCTATTTGTTCATGTCTGTTTTTAATTCTTTTAAACTTACCATCTACATAATGAAAAAATCCTTGTTCACTTGGTAGCACTGCATAATTTTCGTAATTCAAATTTAGTTCTAAACATTCATTGCCTTGATCACTTACTTCACTTCTCCAAGTACTTCTACTATAATGATTTTCGCTAGTGTCAAATGTTTTTAACTGTTCATTGGTCATTATTTGGTCTGGTACAACATCGTTGTTGCCAAGGAATTGTATGGTACTTGGCGTAAGGAGTACCGTTGGTATAAAAAGTGCTTCTGCACGCCATAGTATTTCTTTTTTATTTGCTATACTATGTTCCATAGCTGTTTTTTGTGCAGTAAATTGTTGTAGTTGTAATCCTGCACGTTCTTGTGCAAAATCTCTATAGTGTCTTCCGTTCTTGAGTCTGCTTGTTACTTTTGTATAAAGTGAGACATCTTTTGTTTGTAAGTACATAAATCAGCGCCTTATTGTTTTAAATATAACTATAGTATAACATAAAAACGGAAAATGTCAATGGGCGGCTTTAATAAAAAAATAACTGGTATACTCAATGATTTTGGATTTTTATATGAATTTGTACCCAGTGCATTTAATCGACCAATAGTAGACGGTTGTTGGACGCTTGAGCTACCGCAAATAAGCAAAGAACAATGGCGTAATCCCAATTTTAGATTGGTAATACATGCACAAGATTTTTGTAATTATGCTAATAATGAACTATGTTTAGAATTGTATGCAATAGAAAACTACTATGATCAAGAATATCATAGGCAAATTATTTTCTTGCATTGGGATCATGCTTTATGTAACACATACATAGGACAAATAAAATGCATTGAATTTCCATCGCATAGTTGGGAATTAGTCGAAGGACTTAAAGCCCAGCATAGTAAATGGAAATCTGTATATGCCAAAGGAAAGAAAAAATACAATTTTATATGCCTAAATGGCTATCCACGTGCTCACAGAAATAGAATGTATAAAATACTAAAAGATCATAAATCTGGACTTGCTACTCACCGTACCCACAATGATTATAAAAAAGCACCGTATGCAAAATATAATTTCAATAATGTAGAAAACTTTATCAAACTTAAATCATTATACAAATCGGCAAAAGCAAGTATTGTTACAGAAAGTATATATAGCGATGCTCCAGGAATAATAACAGAAAAAACACTATTAGCAATAGCCGCCAAGCATCCTTTTATGTGTATAGGACATCAGAACATTCATGCAGAAATAGCAGAAAGAGGATTTGAAAACTATGATGAAATATTTGATTTAGATTATGATACTATAGAAAGCGAATTCCGACTTGAAGCGGCTGTACAGATGAATCTTGAAAATTTGATACACAAAGACTTTAGCGTCGATATATCAGAAGAAAAAATAGAACGCAATTTTGATTTCCTAATGAACGATTATATGCAATCGATTGAAGACAGAGCTATTGAACAAATTAAACAATTTACTTTATAAAGGCACCAACTCTGCCGTGTATGTCAGGATAGTGTCTGTAGGTATAGCCTGCAGGCGGTACTGTTGACTCACCTTCCCATACCGGAATAAAATGACTTATATTGTTAGCAAAGTCTTCGTTATTTCTCAAATGTACTTCTATAAGTTTACCACCAATATATTCACAATTCACCCATTCATACTTTCTGCTAATAGCTTCAAGCAATAAAGGTAATGCTACTTGGATATCTAAACGTAACCATTCTTTCCAATGTGTGAGGGTGTCTGCTGGTTTTCTGCCTTCTACACATAGGTCTTGTATACCCCAGTGATAGTCTACACTTAAATGTCTACCGTCAAACCATTCACACCAAAAGTATCCAACAGGCAAATGTGTTGTGCCTTTGTCTAACCATACTTTAGTTGCACCTAATCCTAATCCTATCATGTTCACACAAGGACGTACTATATATACGCCAGGGATAGTAACATCTAGTCCAACGGGACCACAATTGTATCCTAATTTTTTTGAAAGTATTAGTTTGTCCATTACCCAAATATCATCTGGGTCAACAGTTTTCCACACTATATCTTCTGGGTGATCATCCAAAATTATTATTCAACCATTGTTCGATATCACCAGTAAGATTGGCCATCATTGCTTCTTGCGATCCAAAGAAACTTAAACGTTTTTGTCCGTAATAGTATGGAAACTCTAGTTTGCGGTCTAAGCCTAGTAGCACACGTTTGTTTTTACGTGCAAAGTTCTCTGGCAAAACAAAATCCCAGTATTCAAATTTAAGATCCTTTATTACCTTAAATCCTGTACTAGTAAGACGCATGCCGCCATTTTCACGTGTGTTATACCACCATGAATGGAACGCAGTCTTAAAGTCTAAGTTTGCACGTTCAGTTGAACCATCAAAATGTAGTGCTATAAATGTTCTAGTGAGTTGTTCTTTTCTATCTCTCATCTGGGTACACTTGTTTACCCTGAGACAGTTTAACAACACTAAATTTACCTGTTTTGAACTGTGTGTTAAGTTTTTTTGCTAGACTTATAGCATGTCCTGGATTAGAGAAACTTACTTTTTTATATTTTGGCCCAGGATACTGAACTAGCATATTAGATGTTTTTAGGTTGATGGGGGAACTTTCAAAGTACACAGCCCATATACCTGTACTAGCAAGTACCTGCTCAGTCTTATAAGTTGCTTTGTCTGTAACTTCAACTAGTATAGTTGGTTTTGGTCTACTCATTGCATTATCTCCACAGTTATTTATGATAAACTGCGTAGATAAATCGGTTAACTGCTTAGTTAACTACCAATTTCCTCCATCAACTTCGATTGTTTGAGGAATTTCCTCTACAGGATTGGATTGTAATAGCCTTATATCCAGTAGTAACTTTGTTACATCACCATGCAAGTTTTTGGCATCCTGCATGTTCCAAACAAAATCTTGTGCACCAGTTGCTTCGCACTGTGCAACACGATCAATAAATTTTCTAATGTAAAGTCCACTCATTTGTAGTAAAATCCATCTGCTTCTTTCACTGGTCCAAAATAACCATAACGTTCAAGTAAGATTAGTTTTGGACAAAACACTATTTTTGTCTTCCGGCCTATAGTTAACATGTAATACCCAGCCGCATACCAACTCTTTGATTTCTTTTCCTTAGTGTATATAGGAAGTCGTGTATGTATATTGTATACACCATTGAATGGTTTAGCATCAGTAGGAAAGCCGTTTACTTGATTTTCAGGATACTTAATACGTTCTTCACCATCTTCAAAGTTTATATTAGTTACGGCACGTAAACTTTTAATTGTTTTAAAACGTGCATTGCCTTGTTTTGTGGTAACAAAGTATCCGTTGTTGTCTTTTTCAACAGATCCAATCTTCTTTTCATCTTGTTTAATTACCCAAAACTTACCGTTAACTATTGGCCTTGCGATTGTTTCGCTCATACTTTAAGTACTCCTTGATATGTTTGATTCAGCCAGCGACCGTATTGCTCTGCATGTTCGCTAAGTCTGTTTAGATCGTATTTACCACAAAATTTGAGGAACTTGCTTCCAACTTGTCCTATATCTTTGTTGCTTACTTGTTTAATAATCTCTAAGTCTAGTCTGTCTTTTATCTCTTCAGGTTGTTGTGTAAGATCAATCAACTGTTTGTTTCTGTTGTAGTCGTCTAATACTCTATGTTCTTTATCCTCATGATCTGTCCAACGTTGTAGCATCATGTTGTTCCAAGCATAGCCTTTGTTGTGTCTATCTGCATATGCTTCTTGCAAGCCTACTTTGTTCTTTGTGCCTTTCTTACGTACACCAGGAAATGCACTAAACACGTTATCACTACTGTCGCCTCGCATACATTTCTCAAACAACAAGTATTCAGGATCACCTAGCAGTTTAGGCTCTTTTGTTTTCTTATCCATTACTTGCTTGCCTTTAGCATCATATATGCCTTCTAATGTAATCAAGTTATCAGTAATACCATTGAACTGTGTAACGTTTTTTGTAATCAACTGATAAAAGTCACTGTCTGAACTTATAATAACATGTTCGTCTGTAGGATGTAGTGCAATAAAACGTGCAATAAGATCATCTGCTTCTGCATTAGCATCACGTAATACACTACAGTTTGTTTTGTCACGTAAGTATGCATTGAAGTCATCAAATGTTTCCCAGAACAACTTATCTTCTTCTTGTTCTTTTTCTGTTTGTGCGGCTCTTGCTTCAGTACGATTAGCCTTGTATGGCTTGTAGTAATCCTTACGCCAACTACGACCTTCTAAACAAAACACCACATGATCTGCTTCAAACTTTTTTGCTACTTTGTTAATAGCTGCCATACTTATATGTAGTGCATAGCCAACTTTCTCCCATGGATCACTTGCACGGAATGCAACGTGTCTAGCACGGAAAAACATGTTAGCAGTGTCGATCAATAGATACTTCATAGTACACCTTTTGTTAATAATACACTTATTATAACACTAGATTAACTTGTTGTCAACGATATATTTTGTTAAAAATTGTGCCCATACTCGATGTCCATCAGCACCATAGTGCCAACTAGCAGGACTTACAGTTTCGCATTTGGCACCAACTATGGTATTGTAAGTTGTATCGCCGTAAGGATCGATGTAGCTTGTTCCCCACTCTTTATGTTTTTTTATCTTGCTAAAGTTATTATTACCATTAAAGAATAAATGTTTTATGCCTTGTTTTTTTAACTCAGTATGAAATTTCCATATAGATTTATGAGCACCGTCTGTTTTCTTTTGCCAGTCTATGTTAGCAATGTATTCTTTGTATTTTTGCTGATGACTATTTGGCACCACATCAATACCACTAGCATTTACTTGATAATAGATGTCATCAATTAGCCATTCTTCTCTTTCCCAAGTACTCCACTGTATCACTAAAAAAGTTCGATACAGTTCGTGTGCAAACTTTTTCATCCACTGTTTAGTTGTTCTAATAATACGATCATTAGAACTAGCACTTTCTGCATTACATACCAGACCTGTACTAAGTCTGTTACTAAGAAGTTTGCTAAAACTTTGTTCTAGGTTATCTGGATGCGGAGCACGGCCCATCATCCAGTATAGTTTATCGTCGTCTGCGAATGCATGATTGTTTACACACTCTGCGGCTGCAGTGTGAGAATCTCCGTTAGTGTATAAGATCATTTGTTTCTATGTGTTTAATTATAACGTGTGCCCATTCAGTATGTGCTTCTTGTGCAAAATGATACCATTTATCATGTTCATAGTTTTTGTTTTTCATATACCAAACATAACTTTGTGCACCATCGTATGGTGCTATATAACATTTGGTCCAGTTACATTGTTGTTCATATGATACTCCCTGAAAATCATACATGCAGTTGAAAAAGACATGCGGAATATTTTGTTGTTGTAACCAGATATGAAAATCATGTATATCTTTGTGGACCTTAATGCTTTTTTGTACAAGCATATCGTAGTCTTGTTCTAGTTCCCACTGTTTGTAACGTTCTTGTAATTCTAAAGGCAAGTGTTTGTACCAACCTACCATAACATTATAATGAGTGTTAAGATACTCCCATTCTTCACGTTCCCACGTACCCCAACCAATTAGTACAAACGTGTCTTCTTTGATATTGTTATCAAAGTACTCTTTTGTAGTTCTTATTATGCGGGTAGCACTACTGGCACCTACACTATCGTTGTGTATTTTGTAATTAAAATGTTCTGCTACAGTGTCAACAAAAGACTTGCCTTCAGCACCGTCTTTCATCGCTCCAATACTATGACTATCGCCGTTTGCATACAGAAGCATTATTTTACCTCTGTGTAACCGTCTCCAAGGTCACGGTTTTTTACGTACCGGTTATCTGGGTCAGCTTGTTCTTGTTCAAATGTTTCAAGAACAACATTACGACAAACATTTTGAAACCATCTATCAACAATATCATGTTCTGGTTCCCCAGCTTTTAATTGATAGCCTGCCCTTACAAGATTGCTAATAAACTTTTCATTCCAATCAAGTTCAAATGCGCCGTTGTTAATATCTTTTGGATCTATATCCATGCTTAGAATACTAACATAGGGTTCACCAGCCGCAGTTGCAATTTCTTTGTCTGTTTTCTTTTGTTTTGCTTTTGTTTTAGTCTTTTCAACAGGCTTTTCTTTTATACCCATTGCACGTTTGATTTTATCTAACATTATTCACTTTCAAAATATTTTTCAATCATCGATAGTCTATCGTCTGCTTCTGCTAACTTATTAAGTT